GCGTATGTCTGTGTTACGTGAGAAGGGTCGGACTAATCAAGTTCAGTTAGAGTTGATTCGTGATAAGATTAAGAACCAAGAACGATATGTAAACACACTTCGTCTACTTAGTTCCGAACAGAAAGCGAAGAAGCAGGTAGAGATTACTGAATTGGGCGAGAAGATTAATGAACGTGTAGCAACTAATACTGCTTATCTTGAGCATGGACTTACATTGGCAAAGTCACAACTTGCTAAGATAAGCAAGCAGAGAGTAGAGTTCGAGAAGTACGACCATCAGTTTCAGGTTAAACAGAAAGAACTTGCAAAGGAAATTAAATTCTATGAAAGTAATGACATCTGTCCAACCTGTGACCAGGACATCGAAGAATCCCTTAAATCAACAAAAACAGCACACGCACGAACTAAGGGAGAAGAACTCGAAGAAGGTAGAACCCAAGCGACCACCAAAATCAACGAACTCGACGATAGACGTGGAAGTGTAGAGACGCATAGCAAGGAACTAGTCTCTGCTATTAATGATGTACATATCAGTAATGCTCAAGTGAACGAGTGGCAGAAACGTATGTCAGTTCTTCAGAATGATCTTATTAAGATTGATGAAGAGACAGCAAGTATTGATGAGGCATTAGAGGCGAAAGCAGAACTCGAATCGAGCAAGCAAGTTTTACATGATGAGCATATCGTGATTGCTGATGAAGGATCATACGGTGTTGTTATAGCAGAACTGTTGAAAGATACTGGTATTAAAACCAAAATCATTAAGCAGTACTTGCCTGTCATTAATAAACTGACGAATCAGTATCTCCAGATTCTGGACTTCTATGTCTCGTTTGACCTAGATGACACTTTCAAAGAAACTATTCGTTCGCGTCACCGTGATTCGTTCTCGTATGATTCGTTCTCTGAGGGTGAGAAGCAACGCATCGATCTGGCGTTACTATTTACTTGGCGTATGATCGCTAAGATGAAGAACAGTGTTGCCACTAATCTGCTGATACTAGATGAGACTTTTGATTCATCTCTTGATGCTGATGGTGTGGATAACCTGACTAAGATAATTGATAGTATGGATGGTGATTCTAGCATCTTTGTTATCAGTCATAAAGGAGCAATCCTGGAGCAATACTTTGATTCAAAGATTGAATTCATTAAAGAGAAAAACTTTAGTAAAGTCGCTTGACATCCCTAAAGTTCTATGTTATAATACACCCATAAACAAACAAACTGAGATATATTATGGAATTAACTGAAAAGACTATGCAAGTTCTCAAGAACTATGCTACTATCAACCCAAACATTGTGATCACTGAAGGCAATGTAATCAAGACTGTATCAGAAGCAAAGAATGTTCTAAGTTCTGTTGAACTAGATGTAACATTCCCACAGACGTTTGGTATCTATGAACTAAGCGAGTTCCTAAGTGTTCTATCTCTGGTAGATTCACCACGACTCAAGTTCGAAGACACTTATGTCCTTGTTACTGACAATGCTGGTCGTTCACGTATCAAGTACTTCTATTCTGATATTGATATGCTGACTACTCCTTCGAAAGACATCATTATGCCTGAGACCGAAGTTAAGTTTACACTAGATAGTGCCACTCTATCCAGTATCAAACGTGCGGCATCTGTTCTTGGTCATACTGAAATGTCAGTGACCGCATCTGATGGTGTTGTATCGTTATCTGTAATCGATAACAATGATCGTACCTCAAACGTATATTCTATTGATGTTGATGGAGTATTTGCTGAAGAGAAGTTCAACTTTATCTTTAACATCTCTAACCTTAAGATGGTTGATGGTGATTATGAAGTTGGTATTTCTAAGAAATTAATCTCACATTTTGTGAACAAAGAGAACGGCATCGAATATTGGTGCGCCCTCGAAAAATCTAGTACTTACGGAGAATAGTAATGAGTAACAATGTAGAAATGACAGACCTGGCGAATCGTATCACACGATCAACTGTTGCAGTAATCGACACAGTTGCTGCCCGAGGTGGATTTAAAGGTGAAGAACTAGCAACTATTGGACAGTTGCGTGATCAGTGTATTGCATTGATTCAGATTGTTGAAGACGCTCAGGCGCAAGCAGTAGAATAAAGATTCGATTCGCTTGACTTTTGGTCTTGTCTGCTGTATAATTACGTATAGTAGACAAGACATTTTTTATATTATGAGGCACATATGAGCAAAGACTTTTTATGGGTAGAGAAATATCGCCCACAAACAATTAAAGACACCATCCTTCCTAAAAAACTAAAAGACGTATTCCTTAAAATCGTAGAAGGCGGCGAGATGCCCAATATGCTTTTTACTGGTACTGCTGGTCTTGGTAAAACAACTGTAGCAAAAGCACTATGTAAAGAACTTGACTATGATTGTATTGTGGTCAACTGTTCTGAAGATGGTAACATCGATACACTTCGTGGTAAGATTAGACGCTTTGCATCTTCGGTATCTCTTGGCGGTGACGTTAAAGTTGTTATCCTAGATGAGGCAGATTATCTTAATGCTCAATCAACTCAACCCGCACTACGTGGTTTCATCGAAGAGTTTGCTGACAACTGTAGATTCATCTTAACTTGTAACTTCAAGAACCGTATCATCGAACCTATCCATTCTCGCTGTGGTGTATATGAATTCAATACATCTAAGAAAGACATGGGTCAATTGTGTGGTCAGTTCATGGAACGACTCAAGACAATTCTTGATACCGAAGGTGTTACGTACAGTGATAAACTGATTGCTAACATGATTATGAAACATGCTCCTGATTGGAGACGAGTGATTAATGAATGTCAACGCTATTCAATGGGTGGTCAACTAGACTCTATTGCTATCGATAGTACTGATAGTGAAGTCGATCAACTGTTCGCCGCGCTGAAAGCAAAAGACTTTAAGAAGATGCGCTCTTGGGTTGTTAATAATGTTGATGTAGATACCTCGACTATCTTCCGTTCACTATATGACAAGATGTATGATAGAGTTGATCCGTCATCTATTCCGCAGTTAGTATTAATTCTTGCTGACTATCAATACAAGGCGGCATTTGTTGCTGACCATGAGTTAAACATTGTTGCTTGTATGACTGAAGTAATGGCAAATGTGGAGATGATCTAATGATTAACATATATGATTATGAAACATTAGGCACTGACTTGAACACTGCTCCTGTAGTGAACGTGGCGGCAATGACAGTTGACGAAGATATGTTTCTTTCTGATACTCCATACTCTTATATGGACTTAGTTGGTCTTGCTAAGATAATGAAGTTTGATGTCAAAGAGCAGGTCGAGAAGTATGGACGTATTGTAGATAAGAATACACTCGCGTGGTGGCAGAAGCAAGGAGAAGCGGCAATGTCGCAACTCAAACCTCTGTCAACAGATGTATCAATCACAGAACTGCCTACGTTTCTTCGTTTAACAATGACACCTGGTCAAATGGTGTACACGCGAGGCAACACTTTCGATCCTGTTCTCACTACATCTATATGCAATCTACTAGGCGTATCAGAACCCTACAGATTCTGGGATGTTCGTGATACTCGTACTATGATTGAAGGCATTGCAATTGGTCATGGTATTAATATCAATAACTCATTCATACCTAAGGGTGTTAATGATGGTGACTTCATTGCTCACAATCCTGCACACGATATCGCTATGGACATTTTCAGAATACAGCAGTTGCTAAGAGGCGTATTCTACAATGAACCCTTTTGATTATGTGATGGCGATTAATCTAAGTAAGAAAGACCTGATGGTAGATGACCTGACTGAGAAGGGTTATGCTCCATATATGGTAAATAGATCCCTTTCTTACTTCCCAGACACTGTTGCTGTTGCTAATGCTATGAATCAGCACTACTCTATTGACAAAAAACTACAATTTCATTTTCTGCTAAATATAGTTAGAAAGAGGAAGCGGTTCTCTAAATGGGATAAAGCGACCAAATCTGATGACGTGGATGCAGTTAAAGAGTATTATGGTTATAGCAACGAGAAAGCAAAGTCTGCTCTTAAACTCCTCACACCCGACCAAATAATAAGTATTAAGAAAAGGATCTATAAAGGTGGAAGGAATTAAATTATGGACATCGTCCGATATGTTAGAAGTTATTCTTCAAGAACCCGATGACTTCTTAAAAGTGCGCGAGACACTGACACGAATGGGTGTCGCATCTCGCAAAGAAAATAAACTGTTTCAGTCTTGTCACATTCTACATAAGCAAGGCAGATACTTCATTGTTCACTTCAAAGAACTATTTCTACTAGACGGCAAGAAGTCTAATTTAGAAGAGATGGATCTACTACGAAGAAATAGTATTGCTCAGTTGTTAGCAGATTGGGGTTTAGTAAGCATCGTTGATAAAGAGATGGTTGCTGAATGCGCACCGCTAAGACAGATTAAGATTATTTCTCACAAAGAAAAGAGTGAGTGGGAGTTATGTCCCAAGTATAATATAGGTAACAAGTGACAGTAGAAGAACATATACACAGGATGGAAGAACTCTTCGGGGAACTTCCTAATCCTGATCACAGTCCAATACAGTTTCAATACTATGTTGACCTGTACAAGTTTTATACGAAACAGGGTTACTGTTAGTATAAATAAGCGCGTAGATGCGGATGGTCCGGTCTACATTTTTATCTTGCTTTTAATTAAGGAGAAGCACTATGACGAACACAACGAGTATCAAAGTACCCAGTCTATATCCACGAGCATCATTTGTGGGTTTTGACCACCTCTTCGCTGAATTAGATTTTGTCACGAGAAATGCCAAAGACACTTACCCTCCACATAACGTAGTAAAAATCAACGAGTTTGATTATGTGATAGAGATAGCAGTCGCGGGTTTTGAGATGGACGATCTTATCATTGAACAGGACGAGCGAACTTTGAACATAGCAGGCAATCAACAAAGTGTGGATGCGCCTGTTGAATACCTACACAAAGGTATTTCCACTAAAAAGTTTCAACGAACTTTTCGACTTTCCGAGTATGTTGAAGTAGTAGGAGCGACTCTGGACAAAGGTATCCTTGTAGTTAATCTAAAGGTCGAATTGCCCGCAGAGAAGCGTCCACGTAAAATTAAAATCAATTAATTTTCGTGGAGAAAAAAAGAAATGGCAACGTCTAAAGTAGACAGGGTCGGTTCTTGGTTAATAGGTTCAATGTGTACTATCGCATTGTTCGTATCAATCACAGCACTGATTTAACAGTCAAGAAAACTAGGGAGGTGAGATGCCTCCCAACTTTTAGGATGAACTAATGATTGAAGCATATATGGGAGTTGATCTAAACAATCCACTCGCAGTAAAGTACAACGAATTATCCCTCAAATCTTTTGAATGCGTATCTGACGTACTCAATATAAACGTAATACAATGTATAACACCAGATACATTATTCCCACATCTTACGTTATCAAAACATAAAGACAGATCACCACAAGAAATAGCACATATTCATTCAACCTTCAGACTCATGCGACGAATCTCTCGTGGCGAACGTCTATGGATTATGGAGCATGATGCATATTTAATCCCGGAACAGGTTGACATGTTCAGGCGTATTATGTTAAAATATACAGAGATGCCAACATGTAATATTGGTATTGCGCTTGAGTGTTACACAGTTATACCACAGATTGCAGAGATGTTTTGTGAACATGTTATTAATGACGAGATGCACAACTGTCGTGGACCTATGAGTATACTCCACTCTGTCACAGACTTTTACTGTAAAGCGAACAACAATAATCGATACAATGTTTATTGGCCAAAGAAGGGCATGGATAACAAAACTGGTGTTTCAGTTAATGTTTCTCATGCTCACACTCGACCCAGTGTAGTACTTGATAGTCCTGTTACTCAGTTAATAGATGAGAATCAAGGTTGCACAGTAACAGATAGAACTAGATTCCAAGGAAAAGAACGATACTACAATTCAAAGACACACCCAAACTTCCACTTCGTTACGTTATAAATCGCTTGACTGTCCGCGCCATGTGTGTTATAATGGTGTCTTATACTATGGAGAACCTATGAACTTTTACACAAATGTAACGCGATACGGCAATAAATTACTTTATCGTGGATATGAAAACGGTGAGCGCGTAGAACTACGCATACCTTATCAACCCACAATGTATGTTACCTCACGTAAGGCGACTGGCAAATACAATACACTCTACGGTGTTCCTGTCGAACCTATGCAGTTCGATTCCATGAAAGAAGCAACTGAATTCACCAAGCAATACGAAGGTGTGAAGAACTTCGATGTTCACGGTCAGTCTAACTTCGTAACCCAATTCATTAGTGATGCATTCCCTCAAGAGGACATCAAGTGGGATCTCAGTCAAATTAACATATGCTCAATCGATATTGAGGTGAAGTCTGATCAGGGTTTCCCTAAACCTCAAGAGGCGGCACATCCTATCACTGCTATTGGTGTCAAGAACAATCAAAGCGATGGTTACACAGTATGGGGTCTTAAAGATTATGATCCAACTCTGAATGACTTAGAAGTGACGTACTTCAAGATGATCGACGAGAAGGCGTTGATTCGTGCTTTCTTGGACTGGTGGGGTGCTAACTCGCCTGACATCGTTACTGGTTGGAACTCAAAGGGTTTTGATATTCCATACCTAGTCAACCGCACTCGTAATATAATCAATGATGATGCTATTAAAGCATTCTCTCCATGGAAGTTAGTTCAAGCGAGAGAAACTAAAACTGCTTACGGTGTTGACCAGACTTACGATCTTATGGGCATTGCACAACTCGACTACCTTGAATTGTTTAAGAAGTTCGGTAAACTGACATACGGTGAGCAAGAGTCCTACAAACTGGATCATATTGCTCAGACCATACTCGGCGAAGCAAAACTATCATACGAAGAACATGGTAATCTACACACACTATACGAGCAAGATCACCAGAAGTACATCGACTATAACATTAGAGATGTCGAGTTGATCGTTCGATTCGAAGAGAAGATGGGTCTAATTGCTCTTGCTCTTACTATGGCATACCAGTCTAAAGTAAACTATGCAGATACATTCGGCACAACTTCTATCTGGGATTCTATCATCTACAATCAGTTGATTAAGAAGGATGTTATTATTCCACCTAAACCTCCTCTCGATCACGATGTCAGTCGTATTGTTGGTGGTTACGTGAAAGAACCACAAGTAGGATCACATAACTGGGTAACATCATTCGATTTGGCATCTCTGTATCCTAACATCATTGTACAGTACAATATGTCGCCCGAGACTATGTGCTATGACGAAGATATTCCTACTGCTATTGCCGCTAACG